AGAATGGAAGGATTTCTGGGAGGCACTATGAGTACAAAAAACAGAGCACAACAAGTAATGAATGAGTATTATAGTAAGTTGGGTCCAGGACCATATTATTATGATAATTCTGCCGTTGCTGCTGCTCTCCGTGAAGCAGTGGAAGGTCTCAATATTGAACCAGACCCTGACCAAGAGTTGAGTATGGAAAAACATTATTTCATCAAAGGACAAAACTGGGTGAAGGATGCTATACTGCGTCTTGCTAATGAATTGGAGGATGATGAACTCTAATGGTTGAAAAAATAAAATTCACACAGGTCACAAGAACCATTGACCCAAAGACCCATATTCATTATCTGGATGCGATTGATGAGGATGGACAACACTGGATGGCAGAAATGTCACATCAACAAGAACCTTGGTTAGTTTTCACCCGAGTATGGCACAAAGACGCACAGGTTCCTTATGACTAAAAACTACCGCATCAAAAAAGTAACAGACGGACACTCAACCAGATACTACCCACAGCACAAAAGATTTGGATTGTTTTGGTATAATCTATTTGTAGATGAATATAGGGATGGTGATTATCCTACATTTGAAGAAGCACAGTGGCACCTTTGTAACTATTTGAGAAAACCTGTGATTGAGTATCTTGACTTTGATTGTGATTGTGGAGAAAACTGATGAGTGAATGTGTGTCTGACCCTACAACTTGGATTGATGTGGCTCAATTAGCAGTTTTTATGGTTCCTGTCTCTATTTTTCTTTGGAGAGTATCACAATGATTGAAATGAGAGTTGTTGATAATGGACCGATGTGCCGTCCAGATTTTCAGTATCGGTATAAAAATCAACTTCCTCCTGGATGTATTGCCGACCAATTTTGGAAAGAATGGAGTGAATGGATTACTGCTGAACAGGTAAAAGAAGAAGAGAGTAAAGAAGAACCAAAAACTCTGGATGAAATTCAACAAGAGTTTGATGAGAAGATTGATAAACTGATTAAAATAACAAAGGGACAATTTGAGTATTCTAAAATATATACTGAAAACGCATACGACTACAAGTTTGATAGGATTATTCAGGACTTTGAGTATGCGAAGAAGAATGGATTTTTCCCTCAAATTCAAACACTTACTCTTGATTCCTCCAAGTTTGTTGCGATTGGTAGTTCTTTGGAACCCTCTTTTGTAATCAAGCAGGGAAACAAACACGAAGGTTATTATACGAATGGAAATCGTAGATATTTCAAGTATTATATGCCTGATAAACCGAATATGATTGTTCGTTTCTTTATGAAAACTTGTCTTGGTTTTTATTGGGTTGATGAGAAGGACACTTGAAGAACTGGCACACTCCTCCTTGTGGTGGGGTGTGTTTGGTCGTATAATATCCTCATAAGCAACCAACCGATGAATAACAAGGAACAACTACATCAAAATTTCCTAAAAGATTTCAAAGAACTTCTGGAGAAGTATGACGCAATCTTTCAAGTTTCTGATATTATTGATGGTTGTGTTCCCAGTATTGTCTTTCCTTCTTATTATGATTATGAGAATGATAGATTAGCAAGAGAATACAGCATTCTTGAAATTCCTAATTACATCAATTCACACCGATGACTTACAAAGAACTCCTACAGCATCTTCAACAACTCAACGAAGACCAACTGAATATGGATGTTTGTATCTGCGACTATGAGAATGAAGAGTATTATCTAAGTAATATAGAGTTTTGGTATGCTCCTTATGATAGTGTGAATTTTGGTTTAGACCAACCTATTATTAGTTTTTGAGGTATTGAAAATGACTAAAACCAAATCTAAATTCAAAGAAAATCCATTTCATATTGTTAGTAAAGAGAATTTGGTTGAAGTGTGGTTAGGAGAACCTAATGATGCTGAAAGTGAGTACATCCTCACTATTGATAAATTTTGGTTGCCTGAATTGATTACCAAACTTCAAGAAGTAAGATTATGACTGCCCGTATTCAAGTAAAAGAAACTAAACAATTTTATTGGGAATTTGAAGGTTCTCTTGCAGATATTATTTCTAAACTTCAATCTGCATTAGATGAAGGTTGGGAAGGTATTGATATGGAATACGAACAATATGATGGTTATCAAGAGTATTATTTCTACAAGCATCGTCCCGAAACCGACAAAGAGTATGCGAAACGAATGAAAGAACGGGAAAAGAAAAAAGCAGCAGAACTCAAAGCAAAAGAACGACGACGCAAAGAGTATGAGAAACTGAAAAAGGAGTTTGGTGATGACTGACGAACAAAAATTCGCACATCTTCTCAAAGTTCTCAAAAACTACGCACAACAACCAACTTGTTATAATCTAAATCCAGATTATGAATATCCACACCATAGTTGGGATATTTTTGAAGATGGTTCTGATTATGGTGAGATTATGTTTGCCCGCACACTTTTAGAAAGTATTGAGGTAGATTATTATTATCCTTGGAGTGATGAATTGGAGAACCTATGACTGAAACCAAATACCTAGTCAGTTGGAAATCAGACACTCAACGCACTCGTAAAGAAGCATATTTTGATACTCTTTGGGGTGCTGAAACGTGGTATAATGAGAAACTCACAGAGGGTAAGAAACCAAAACTCTGGCAGAAAGAAACCACCACGATCTTGAGGAAACTGAAATGATTGAAACTGACATCTCAAAAGTTCTTATAGAAGGAGACATTGCAACCATTATGGGTGTGAAGTACAAGAGAGTAGAAGAACCAAAAGAATGTACTGCTGGTTATAAGGTTACTTTCTGTGTAAAGTTCAATTCTCTCGACAACGTATATAATGAACTGAATAGTCCAGAAGATTTTGGTGATTATTTGGCAAATGACATTGCGAATACAATCATTCAACACTTTGACCTTACTTTACCAACAGAAGATGTCAGTGGTTTTATTGTTGAAGAAATGACTGACCAAGATAAAGAAGAGTGGAAAGATTTTTGGGTCAATGAACAATGACACTTGAAGAAATTCTGGAAGAATATGGACAAGAAGTATTAGACACATACTACGAACTCTTTCCTGATAAAGACATTACAAAGTTTGGTGATAGGTTCTGTGGCCCTGTTGGATCACTTGAAAATTTTGTAGAGGACTGCTATTATTCTACTGGAAGTAATGAGTTAGAAAGTTTAGCAGATTTTGCTTCAGGAGTATTTTCTGAATATTATTACTACGACGAAGAAACCTCAACTGGATTTGTATTTTATAATGAACGATAATCTCACACACGAAGAAATGTTGGAAATTGCAGAACGAAGAGAATTAGCAAATAAAACTATTGCTGAACTCACCACTGATGAAAAGGTTAAACTTGCTCTGGAAGAACTTGCTGCGATCGTAATAGGTGGTCAAGATGGTGAGGAGTATTATAATTCAATCAAGTTCATCAAAGATGTATTAGAAAGTTTCAAATGAACTTCACAAAACGACAACTGGTTCTTTTGACAACGGCCCTTACTCTGTTCTATGATGAGATTGCAAAGACCGCACCTGCTGAAATGAAAACAGAAGTAATGGAAATCGCACAGATGGTTCAAGATGCTTATGAGGAGGCAGAATGAGTAGATTTACAGAAAATCCCGATGAAATTGTACTGGAAGATGTGAAGATGTTTCACTTGGAAAGTATGAACGAACGCTCACTTTGGATTGGTGTTTATGGTAAAGATGGTAAAATTTATCACTTGAATATTACAGGTGATAAATTGAAGTATTATTGGAGTGATGAAACCTCATGAGATTTGAAAACCCAACAAAATGGGAACTCTTCCTTGATGGGTTCCATAACTTCTGGTATGCTTGGGATAGTTATGATACTATAGAGCACTTTCCGCAAGACTTCTGGGAAGCACTTTCTTATGGATGGATGGAAGAATATATTTTTCCTTATGATGATGCTTTTAATCCCACTATTTCACCAGAACGCAAGTTGAGATTGGGTCAATGACTAAAGGTATTTTTATTTTTGTTATTGGCATTTCAATAGTTATGTTTGGTTTAAATGTTGGTATGAGTAACATAGAATCACGGCCAACACCACCAGAGACAAGGTTTGAAGTGGTTGATACTTACAAAGGATGCGATGTCGTACAATATCTTCCCGAATATTCTGGTAGATATTATTTCTTTCTACACTGCAAATGAACGAGAAATCTAAAATCTTCTATAACATCTGGTGCTGTGCCTATCAACGCAGGGGACTATATAAAGGAACTGATAGGGAACACAGAGAGCACGAAACTGTGCGTATGTGTCTTGATATGAAAGATATAAAGTTCTATCAGTTTGATACAGAAAAACCGCATTACCTATAATGACTTGGGCAGAATACATCTTCACATATCTTATTCCTTCTTGGTTTCAAACGATTGGAGGTAACTTTCGTATCTGGCGTGACTTGGTGACTGGAAACTATAAAGATTATGCTCTGATGTGGTATGATGACCCTTATGAAGAGTGTTATGAATGGTTTTGGGGTTCTATTGGATATGATGATACATTAGATAAGAGTTTTCTTGAACACATACGAAAACTTGCTAAAGAAGTGGAAGAACGTCAGGTTAAAACTTATAGACTTGATGAGATTTTAGGAGAATATAATGATATCGACTGAACTATTTCCTTATGAAAAGTTTGGATACCGACTGGAGATTGGTGAAGGAAAGAATGCTACGATTTGTTGGTTCGAATGCCCCGAACATCTTGACAAATATGTAGAAAGATATAAACTGGATAGTAAGACCACAAAGATTGATTATCGTGATGGAAAACCCCCTGACACCAGTGAAAAACGTAAGAGAGGTGTGGAACAAAAACCTAAACCAAAAAGTAAAGGAAGTTCTAGTACAAGTAAAGGACGAAAACCCAGCGTGGATCCCGTTAGAAACACTACTCGCACTACAAAACGCAAAAAATAATTAAATGTCTACTACTATAGGAATTTCTTTATATAAGAAATCATATGATTATGTGAAGCAATGTGTTGAAAGTGCATTGAACCAAACTACAGAAGTAAAAGTAATACTTCGAACAGATGGTGAAAATTCTTGTGATAATGACACACTCAACTACTTAAGAGATTTGAATTCATCTGAAGAAGATTTTACACTCATTGAAGGTAAAACAAATCTAGGAATCTACGGCTCATATAAAGAAATTTTTAAAAACGTAGATACAGAAAACATCTGCCAACTAGATGCCGATGATTATTTGTATCCAGATGCTATTCGCGTATGTGAGGGAGTTTTAAATTCTCATCCAGAATATTGGATGGTCTATACTGATTGTATTGAAGTTGATGAGAATGGAAATCACCTTCAACTGTGCGAAAAACAATCAAAACCATACACCCCAGAAAATATAAGATATAGTTTTATGACTTTTCACCTTCGCGTGATAAGAAAAGAAATTTATGATACTGTGAATGGTTTTGATGATACATTTAAGTATGGTGGAGATTATGATTTATCTCTCCGAATATCAGAAATAGGAGACCATCAAAACATAGGTTACATTCCTCTACCATTGTATTTCTATCGTAGAGACGATAACTGTCATTCTTTGTCGGATGGGGTTTTAGATTCCCGTAGAGACTGCTATCTATCAGTATGCAACTCACTTGAAAGAAAGAAAGAAGATCTAAAAGTAATAGCAAACAAAAATCATAATCTCATAGTATTTTTGCACAAAATAGCAAATGATGTTTATGAAAGTGTAAACTTTGAAAAATCTCAACCAATTGTATTAACTGGTATGCATCGTTCCTTCACATCACTTACTTCAAGTATGTTGAATGAACTTGGGATTTTTATGGGAAATAGTATACTATCTTCTGATATTCATAATCCAGAAGGATACTATGAAAGTGAAGACTTTCTGCATCTTGATAGGATGATCTGTCAGATTTCAACTGAATCTGAAAACTCATTTCCAGATTGGGGTTGGTCATCAGATTTGACGATGAACTTTGAAAAGGTAAAAGAATTTGAGGAGTGTGCGAAGAAAGTTATTTACGATAAAAGAAAATTAAGATTGTGGGGGTGGAAAGATCCAAGAACTTGTCTTCTGCTTGATTTTTGGGATCCAATTATTCCACACGCAAAATACATTTTTGTTTATAGGCATCCAGCAGAAGTTTATAATTCTGTGCTGAAGTTAAAAGGAATTCAATTGTTTCAAGAAAATCCAGAATACATTGAACAATGTTGGAGAGATCACAATCAAAACATTGTAAATTTCGCAAAGAAAAACAGAGATAGGTGTTTGGTAATTAACTCAAATAATCTAACTCAAAATCCAAATAAAATTAAACCACTTCTAGTTGACAAATTTGGATTAAAAATCTATGATGAAAATCTAGACAACCTTGTTATTAAGGATCATATTCGGTCTAAACGAGAAAGTGTTTTACTTTCTCAAGAAACCTTAAACTTGTATGATGAATTAGAAACTTTAAATGAACTAAAATGATAGAGGTAACTGAAAATGAAAACGGATCGTTCACTATCTCCTGGGATGAGAATTCTCCTACGGAAAGTATTCTCAACACCTGGACCGAAGATGACTTTATTAGAGCAATTAAGCAATCTATTGAAGTATTGAATAATGATGGATGATAAGACTAAAACCATTCTTGCTATAATGCAGATTGATAACCTTACAAAACTCTTGGAAGGTAATGAGTATGAGTTTATGCTAACCAGTAAACTAATTTCAGTGCAAGTAGAACTACAGAGGCAACTAAGTCATTATGAGTAAACAGTTTTATGACGACGATGCTTTCTACGTAGAGCAAAAAAGTTGGGGCACTTGGCAATCACATTATCCTGATGGCAGTGGTATCATTACCTCATTAACTGAACATCAATGTGTGACTGCTACACGTTGGTATTTGAAAGCAAAACAAGAAGGTGAGTTTGACAAATCACCTGAAAAGAGTTATTCTGGAGAAGTTGGAGGAAAACTATGACAACACGTACATTTGTTGATAAGAATGGCAATTTCTGGGAATGGGAAGAGACTGCAGAGACTGTGAAAGCAGTTAAAGAACTTGCAAACTTTGCCAGTAACTATCCTGGCCCTTTGTATGCGCCACATCCTGACCTAAAAAATGAAAATGCGTCTAACACCTAATCAACAGTTTTGGGCAAATATCTTTCGCTGTGCTGTAGAAAGATCTAACATTTACTTTCAAGATAAAGACCTTGATAGGCACGCAAGAGAACATACAACAGTTGTATTAGCATTACAAAAAGGAGAAGAATTTTGGAAAGAACTACTGTAGAATATCCCTATCACGTTCTTGATAAAACTACCCCTTGGTATGAGTGGTTATGTTACTGTGAAATCTGCCATCAATTAAATGCTCCAGGACAACCATCTCTGGGGCGTTTTATGTCATATAGGCGTTATTTGAAATCTGTTGGACTTCTTGATAATGATTAGAAAGTTTATTAAATGGTTTATGTCTCCAACGGAAACTATTGTTGCTGATGATGTTTATTCTAAACTAATTGAGTTGCAAGAACGTATTGAAGTTCTTGAAGCAGAAAGCGTAGAGAACAGCAATTGTTTCTATGAACTTGGAAATTGTATTGATGCAGTTGATGCGCGTATAGATATTCTAACTCTTGAAAGTTGGAATAAGAAAGATGTATGAATTAGACAACTTTGAAAAAGCATTAGCACACTTTGGTACAAGAGTTGATGTTATTATTGCAATGGAAATGGGAGGCAAATTAGATGCTGACGCTGCTTACAAAAATATTAAGATGGAACTCAAAGAACTCAAGCGTATCCGAAAGTCCATCAAGAAAGACAAGGATTTGTGATAAGTGTGGAGTGGAGAAACCACTTGACAAAGACCACTATCAGGTGGTAAAATACTTCCGCGATGGTTTCTCTTACTATTGCCACGATTGCTCTAAACCCAAACCAAGAAATGACTGACTTTGATTACAAAAAGTATTCTCTTGAAAACCTAGAGAATTGGATGAACGATGCGATTTCTTGTGGAGATGCAACTCCTCAGGAGATTTATGATGTTATTGTTGGTGTAGTAAAAGAAACTTATTATCATCATAAAGACCAAGTAAGTCGTGCAGATGAACTTCTTGGACTTTTGAATAGTGGTGGACAGTCATATGAAGATGTTGTGAAAGAAAGAGAATATTATGAACAATCCAATATGACTGAACAAGAACTTTCTCAATATAAAGTTTCTTTGAGTTGTGATAAAGATGACCCATCACCAGAATGTCAAGGTGCTTGGAATGATTTTTGGAAAAATGATCATATTCACTCCAAATACTGGTACGAGTATGATAGAAATGATCCAAATCGAGAAAATTTATCCACTTCTGTTCAACTACCCCCTAATCAGTCTTATACCGGTTGGCAAACTATGAGCGATGATAAGTTTAATCAAGAATTTCCACCAAGAAAAGATAAAGTTGTAAAGTGGCAACTTCCTGTTCAGGTTGATGGACTGACTGGAGACTGTTATATTGAATTGCCTGATGATTTACTTGAAGTTGCTGGACTTAAAGAGGGTGATACTGTAGAATGGATTGATCGCAATGACGGTAGTTTTGAAATGAGGAAAGTAAATGGCGCTGAGTAAGCAAACACTTGATAATCTTTTAGAAGCAGAATCACATCTTCGTGCTGCAATTAAATCTGCAGCTATTAACGAGAAGGCAACAGTAGTTCAGCAACTCTCTAAAATCTTGTTAAGTATTGAACAATGCAAAAAATTTGAAGAACTGATGGATATGCTAGACACGCGCAATCCAGGGAGTAGGGGTTCTTTTGGTTCTTTCTTTAATGATGAAGATTAAGAACTGTTAATCAATCCCGAAGAGATTGTTAAGTGTCTAGATAATTTGTATGGATATGCTAACATATCATAGTATTCGGGAGCAAAATTATGACCCTTCCTTCAAAAGGAAACACAAACCTGACAGATGAAGAGTTCAGAGAGATGACTGCACTTAAAAATGTAATCAATCAACGTCCCGCTGCTGTAGTTCCTGAGAAGATGGAGCAATTTACGGAGTATCTTGTGCGTAGCTTGAGAGAAAAAGGAGGCTGATTTTCTCTTAATTAAAGTTACTCACCTCCAAAGTGGACCTATAGTGTAAGCACCACGATCAAATGTCAACGCGAGCACGAATTGGTCTTGAACTGAAGGATGGTTCTATTCTCTCTGTCTATCATCATTGGGACGGTTATGAAACCTGGTTGGGTCGTATTCTGAAAACCCACTACAATTCACGTTCTCTTGTTGAAGAACTGATTGATGGTGGCGATATGTCCTGCTGTTGGACTGATGACCGCTGGAATGATAGTAGCGTCAAGGGTGTTTATGGACCCAACTATTATTCTTATCGTGGTGATGATTGCCCTCCTCGCCTTGATGCTGATCTGTGTGAGTATCTTCTTCCGCATAAGAATGAAGAGTATGCCTATGTCTTCCGCAACGGTGAATGGGTATGCTATAATATGAATCAATTTGACGATAGCAAACTCCCCGAAATCGTTGAAATCCCCTCTGCTGCTCTTGCTGTTTGATCTATGAAAACTAATACTGCTTTTGGTGTTCTCTTTATTGCCGTTGTTCTTGTAACAGCAAGTCTATTCTTTGAAGCATGGTTGCTTGGACTTATTCTGTCTTGGTTCAATGTATCTCTAACCTTCTGGCAGAACTTTGCTATCATTGCTCTTGCTAATCTTATCTTCAAACCCACAGGAGTTTCTGCTAAATGAACCGCAAGTATGTCACTGCTGGACTGATTGGTTTCGTTGCTATTCTTGGTTGGAATATCTTTCTAATTCAGCGTGATGATGCGCTATACAAAGCATACTATCGCCAGCAAGTAATTCAACAAATGAAATGAGTATTGGATTTGCTATAGCAATCTATACTGCACTTGTTGCATTTGTATCATCTATTATGATATATTACATTAAGGTAATGTATCCTCTTGAAGAAGCACAACTTAGGGAGAAATCCAAATGATTCCAAAACGACTTCGCGACCTTATTAAACAAGCAGAAATGGACAAAGTAGCAGAAGAGTTCTGGAAAGAAGTTGAACGTGAGGCGGCTAAACTTGAGGTCACGGTGGATTATTACTTATCCGAATTTTATTGACAAATTGTTATCTTAAACTTATACTAAAGGAGTAATTTAGAAAAACAAATGGCACAAAAGTTTCTTTATCTGGTTGATCATTACGTTCCCTTCCCTTCTAGTGAATATGGTGGACTTTGGAATGTAATTGCAGAAGATGATGACGAATGTTTTGATCTGATTGCTGCAGAAGATGATGGAAATTTCTATGAGCAGCATTATACTGCTCTTCGTGAAAATGTGTTAAGCGCAAGAACTTATGCCCTTGCAGAAGATGTACAATCTGCAGTAGTTGAATCCTTCACCACCTGATGACTAACCACGTTTCTCATACTAATCAAATGTTATCTGATCTAAAACAACAGTATCAGGAAAGAATAGAACAACTGCAAAAGAAAATTGCAGAACAAGAACACGAAATCTCACAACTGCAAAAGCAAATTGAGTATATGTCAAAGGACAAGTTCTATGACTGTTGAACTTCCACCTTTGCCATATTCTCCTCCAGAAGGTTACTATTATGAGTGCGAAGAGTTCAAGCGAAATGTTGTCAGTATTTGGTTATGCAACACTCGCAAGTTTGTCTATAATGGCGGTGCTCCAACTAGGACCATCCACTCATTCTACAACACCAAGACTAGAGAATACTTCGCCCCAATCAATAGTAAGACTATCGGTGCTTGTGTAAATATCAAGGAAACGCGGAACTACACCGCGATGCCAATTAAACAATCTCCACTAGATGCGTTTTTTGTATGACCTACAATCCACAAGTCAATGATTTTGTTGTATGGAATAATGGTAAAGGTGTTGAAGGATGGGTATATTTCAAGTGTGATGAATATATCACCATTGAACACAGTGTTCGTCCTAAAGATGAAATCAACTACCTTGCCTGTTCTATTCACGCAAATGAAAGATTGCTTGTGATTTGCTACAAAGAACAATGGAAACACTTAGAATACATCAAGTCACGCACATCAATCTATGAAGAAGAGGAAAACTTTTTGGCGATTGCTAGCTAAATCACTAGGTGAAAAAGCAAGTAAATGTGATAAAGAGGCGGATAAGGTAGCACTTATTCGCCTTATGATGTTTCTGTCTATTTTTATCACCAACTGTTTCATTGTGGCAAATGCTGTAAGACATTGGAATGATAAAACAACTGTTGAGGTTGTAATTGATGGTTCTATGTTACCTGATTATCAAACACCACCACCAAGACAAACAAACAAACCATTTGAGTTTGAATAAATACTCAAAAAGTTCTGCAATAATGAAAACTTTCATTCAATTCTCTGAAGATCTCCAGCAACGAAGACAAGAACTTCGCCAGAGACAATTGAAACAAATGGCAGCACATAAAGAGCGTGTTGCTTCACATCAAGCATCTCAAAGAGAGAGACAACAAGCATCAGCAGAAAGAGAGACATTAAAGAAAGAAATCAAGAGAGAGTTGCAGACAGAACAAACTCCGACAATGGAGCCCAATCTATACAACAAACTAATTGCCAGAAGTCAATTATCAAGAAAAAGAGAAAGAGAAAGACATGCTCAGAGAGAAATGGAGCACGAAGCAAGTGCTCAGCAGGCACAAAAAAGGAGAGAGATGAGAGCAATTATGTCTCGCTAATAAAAGTTACTCACCTCCAAAGTGGATCTATAATGTAAGCAACTCACTTTTTATGGACTGCTTTGATGATCTCCAAATTGAAGAGTTTTCTTCTTTTGATTTTGTAGAGAAAGTAACTGAAGATCTTTTTGAGGAAGAAGAGAATGATAAATCGTTCAATTCTTATCTTAACTCCAACATTGACTATTGACAGTCTCTAAACTGTCCACTAAGTCTCCCACACTGACTACTTTTCCTTTATCATACTCAAATGACCGAACAAATCCCTAACGTGCTTCCTCACATTCGTGATCTTAAAGATGCTTGGCGGCGGCAGGATTTCACTTTTAGTAAGCAACAACAAGAAGAATACGATCTCTTGCTTGCTACTCGCCGTGAACGTGTGAAGCAATTCTATGCTGAAGGTCGCGTATTCAAAGGTTCATATAAAGCAAAGGAAGAGGACATCTAAATACTAAAAAGTAGTGTTTAGATAGAACAATGCGTAGATTTCAGGAGTTTATGTCTCTTTGTGAAAAAACGGGTATGTTTGGTCATCCCTCTGGTAAATCTGGAGATGCTGCTGGTAAACTAGGTTGGGGTGGTGGTGCAACTATCAAAGCTGCACAAGCAGGTGGAAGGATTCGTCCTGAACGCAAAAAGACAGATCCTGAAAAACTTAGAGTAAAAGCAGTTGGTGGCGGCAAGACTGAACCAGTTCAGTATAAACCACGCAAGGATATTGGAACTCAACGTCAAGCATCTACAAGAGTTCAACAACCAACACAAGAACGTGGATCTGCTGATGTAAAAGCAAGAGCAGCAGCAGCGGCAAAAGAAGAAAGAAAGAAAGCAGCACTTGCTAGAATTGCTGCAAAGAAAGCAGGTGCAAAACCTGAAGCAGCAAAACCAAAAGCAAAGGAAGTTGAGAAGCAAGCATCTAAACTTCTCTCCACAAAGAAACCTGAAGCAGCAAAACCTGCAGCAGCAAAACCACGCAGACAGTGGAAAACTGAAACTGGTGGTCCTATGACAAGGGCAGAAAGAGATAAAGCAAGAAACAAAGAAAGGGGTGAAGCACTCAAGAAGAGAAAGGCAGAATTGATTAAAGATTTCACTGAAAAGCATGGTAGAGCACCTAAAGGAACCGAAAGAACTAAACTGCTTGGATTAGCTCATAGCACTGTAAAAGCAGGCGTCTAAAAGTTACTCACCTCCAAAGTGGACCTATAGTATAGGAACGACACACAACACAATGCTCTGGCAAGATCGTAATGGCAACTGGTTTAGCACTCAATCTCCCATTGATGCTAAGATCGAACGGGCAATGATTGAAGCAAACGCTAACAAAGTCTGGGAAGAAAAAGAGCGTTCTGGTGATTGGTTGTTTGATGAAATGTTCGGGGGTTGATTAAACCCCACCAGCACGCTTCACAATCGCCTGGAAGCGTGCTATAATGCTTTCTAGATACCAAACCACCTGAAACTCTGTAATTCGTAATGTTCTCTGATCTGATCAAACTTCGCCCTCATCAAGAACGTGGTGTTGCTGCTATGCAACAGCACAACAAGGGTCAAGTCATTGTTCCTACTGGTGGCGGTAAGACGCTGAAGATGATCTATGATTGTCTGCGCGAGTTGCAGTCTGAAACCCCCCAGACCATTGTTGTTGTTGCTCCTCGCATCTTGCTTGCTGAGCAACTCTCTTCTGAGTTCCTGGAGTTTATCACTGACGCTGAAGTTCTGCACGTTCACAGTGGCGAAACTCATCACGTTAGCACTACCAAACCCGCTGACATTGCTGTTCACGCTGGTATGTGTGCCGCTGCTGGTAAGCATCAACTGATCTTCACTACTTACAACTCTCTTAATCGTCTGCAAGCAGCAGAGATTGATGTGGATACCATTTACTTTGATGAGGCACATAATTCTGTTCAGCGTCACTTTTTCCCTGCAACTGAGCACTTTGCTGCTAATGCACGTCGCTGCTACTTCTTCACTGCAACTCCCAAACATTCTCTGGCAGTGGGCAAACCTGGCATGAATGATGCTGCTGTTTATGGTCAGGTAATCTGCAAAGTCCCAGCTCCTGAGTTAGTCGAAGGTGGTTACATTGTGCCCCCTAAAGTGATCGTCAAGCAACTGGAGATGGTACAGGGCAAGCAGACCAACTTCGACCGCGATGCTGACAATCTGCTGGAAACCATTGATGACAATCAAGTCGGCAAGATCCTGATTTGTGCTAAGGCAACCAAGCAAATCGTATCGCTGGTGTCTGAAACTGATTTCTGCACCGAACTAGAGCAACGTGGTTTCTCTTGGATGTATATCACTGCCAAGACTGGTGCTGTGATTGATGGCAAGAAAGTGAACCGCGAAGTATTCTTCGACACGCTATCTGCCTGGGGTAAGGATAACGATAAGAAGTTCGTTGTTCTTCACCACAGTATCCTCGCTGAGGGTATCAATGTGAGCGGTCTGGAAGCAGTGCTGTTCCTGCGTAACATGGACTTCATTGGGATTAGTCAGACCATCGGACGTTGCATCCGTCTGCATCACGATGATGCCAAAGGTATGCGCGATGGACGTATCCAACCTGGCAACCTCAGTCAGTATAGCAAATCGTTCGGTCTTGTTTGTATCCCTGTGTATTCTAAGGTTGGCATCTCCACCGCCCGTAGTGTGCAAGCAGTTGTTGATACGATCTTCGAGAAGGGCGAACCTGCCGTGTCGGTGGTTCGCAGGTGAGACCCACCGAGACCCTAGTGGTGGCCTAGGGTCAAAACCCAATTTTTCTGCAATTCTACCGCAGACGACCTAGAACCCATCCACCGCAAGGAAATCACTGATTTTTCCCAAAGTATAATCCAGGGCTTGACATCCCTACCCAAAGATGTTAAACTTAACCTGCTCAATCATTATGATGGGCACACTGTTCACTCGTTTTATTAAAATGAAAAAAGTTAAAGTAACGTCCGACACTAAGATCTCGGAACTGATCGAAGTATCTCAAGAAGATGGACCTAACTACCCACTACTTTCCTTTAAAGGATTTGGCGTAAGGGTTCCTGACAAAATTATTCCCACAAAAGCAAACTATCCCCGAAAAACAGAAAGTTCTAAAGGCAATGTTGATGTTTTGATTGCCTCAACTGCTGGGGGTTGGGCTACAAAGTCTTGGCCAATGAGTGTCTTTGTTGGTGAAAGCAAAGATGAAGAACTCTTTGACCGCAGGCACACATTAAAGGCAATCAAAGAGAATAAGTATCCTCTTGCTCCAGTTGCTCTCTACGAAAGGAAAAAGACTGGTAATGTCATCCTTGACAATCTTAAGGAAAGTTCTGTCCTTACCCTGAGTGGATTGTATGCAAATGGAACTGATGGGACTGTCAACTCTGTACAAAACGATTATATTAACGCAGTCAAACTTGTAATCGAAGAGAACAACCTTCCTCAAACAAAAGAAGTTGTTGATGAACTTTTGTCCGTAACTGGAGTTGATGAGCGTTATTCTTATCGCCCAACAATCACATCCATTGTGAATGCTATTCTGGATAAGAAAACAAAATCCACTAAAGTTTTTAACACAACAAAAGAGGAACAAAAAGATTGGATTACTTCAAATCCTTTCTTTGGTAACAACAACTACTCGTCTGTAGATGGAGTTGCTGTCAGGAGCAAAGTTCTTGATGGACAGTTCACCTATCGTTACGCTGGTGACATTCTGAAATGGGCATTTCAAGCGTGGGCTAAGAGTGAGAAAGTTCGTGTCCTAGTTTATAGCAACGCAGAGCACGAAAGTCAAATCGAATCTGAACGCTCTGAGATTGTAAAAGTGATGGAAGAAATCTTTGTTGGTCCTATCAACTTCTTCAGTCAAAAAATCAGTTCTGTTTTTGGTGGAATGATTACACTACCAAAAGTTTCGATCTCTGATCTTCCTCTTGAGATCTGGTCGATGCCTCAAATTGAAGGTGAAACTGAAGCAACCCAGTTGGTATGATGGAAGGATTTATTGTCGGTAAGGGTAACTATGCTGCCATTCCTTATGGTAAGCAACTGATGGTCATTCACAACGGAGAGCAACTCAAAGTGTGTAGGACTGAAGCATCAGCTAGAAAGTTCATTGATGCCCACAAAAAGGGTAAATCACTGGGCAAACTTCCTATCAATTAAAGTTACTCACCTCTAAAGTGGACCTATAGTACAGCAACCAATCAAAATGACCTACCTAGAAGAAAACCTACTGCCGCTGGTTCTGTCTATCAAACCAAAGCAGACCGAATCTTACATTCTTCAGGCACTTGGTCTTGATGATCGTGTTTCTCCTCAGTCGATTTTGATTGCTTTCGGTGAGAGAATTGAGCAGTTCTGGAACACTGTTATCAGTGACAGTCTGGCGGCACAAAATCTCATCGAAGAAAGCAATCTGATTGATGTGAATGGTCGCACACGTCAGATTGATCATTTGTTCAGAATTGATGAGACTTGGTATCTCGAAAGCAAGTGCAATCTCAACTTTGATAGTGAGAAAGTTCGTGCATCTAATGACAAGATCAATGACATTACCAGCGTTCTTGGTGTAAATGTCAAGTCTGGATATTTTGTCCCTGTTGTTGCAGAAGTTAGCAAGAAAGAGAAAACCAAGTATAACAACAAAGGCGTGGAAGTTTATGGTGTGAATTGGATGATTGAGACCATTCAAGCACCTTTCACCGCTGAAGAATACTTCACCTTCCTCCGCGAGGTTGTTGCTCCGATCCTTGAAGAAATGGGTCTTTGATGGTATAATTAAGAGAAAGATTGAGTACCTATGAAACCAATCATCTGTCTAAAACCTGTTGTAAAATATATGGGTGGCAAGAGTAAAGAATTGCCACTCATCAAACAAATGCTACCATCACAGTTTTCAAGGGTTGTAGAACCCTTCTGTGGTGGTGCTGCAGTATCATTTGGGTTGGGTTATCCTGCTCTGATGAGTGACATCAATCGCGATGTCATTAACTTATACTCCGTGGTCGCAAATGAGGATCTTTATCCTCAACTACAAGTAAAGGTTGATTGTATCAAAGGACTGGAGCATGATGATCTTCAGAAAGAGTTTTATGCTGCGCGAGAAGCAATCAATCAATCATGGGATTGTGTAGATCAACTCCAGAGAGCATTGTCATACATTATTGTACGACAGTTGTGTTTCTCTGGAATGGAAAGATACAATGCCAAAGGTGAGTTTAATGTACCCTTCGGTCACTATAAACGATTTTCGTGCAATTTGACCCCAGATCATCACAATTTCCTGAAGAAGCAATGTGTATTCCGATATGGGTCATTTGTGGATCTGTTTGGTGAAATCAATGCAGATGACTTTGTGTTCATTGATCCTCCCTATCTTGAGCGACTAGGATACACTGAGGGTGATGGTGGTTCAAGACTACATGAAGACCTTTTAGGTTGTCTGAAAGCAACAAAGGGTAAATGGATGATTGTTCACTCTGACCATGAGTTCTATCGAGAGAGTTACAAAGACTTCAATATTATCGAGAAGGACTTTGCTTATGCTCAACGATTTGGTAAGGGAAAGGATCACTCTGGAGCTAAAGTAAAGCACCTTTATATCACAAACTACGAAACAAATTAAAGTTACTCACCTCCAAAGTGGACCTATAGTGTGGGGATCGCTCCCCACCGCAGTTTCTAACCCAAACTATGACTTTTTACTGGACTTTCGTTGATACTCTTGTCAAGAACGTTGCTACCATCTCTGCCATCTTTGTTGGCGTAGTTCAGTTCTTCATTCGTTCATTCAATGAGAACGATGGTGCAAACAAAGTTCGCAAGTTTGTAAATCAAACTCTGTTTGTTATGAATCGTTTCACTGCATTTGTTTATGAGGTTGTCAATGCAAATGTGTTGCCTCCTGTTGATACTCAAGCAGTGAAAGTTACCAAAACCAGCAAGCGTCGTTCCGCTTGATAAACTGCCACAGGAGCACTTGCTTTTATGCTTGTGCTCCTTTATTGTACCTTTGTTCCTGAAACTCCAATGATCTTCGTTACTTCTGCCAACCACGGTTGTGTTTATACTCTGTCGCAAGAAGATGGAGATGAGCTATACTATGCTCCCATCTATTCCGATGGTAGTGTAAATCTTGAAGAGTTTGCTCCTGTAGATTTTGATGCTGTAGATATGGATGATATGGAACTCTTTGATATTCGCAATCGTCTACAGAAACTGATGGAAGTTTGAGGCAATAAAAGTTACTCACCTTCAAAGTGGACCTATAGTATGAAGAACACTCACCTAGAACACCCTGAAGATCAGATCCTCACGGGTGATCTTTCTGTACTTGATTGGTTCAGTGCTGATTCTACTATCAGTGTCAAGATTGATGGTGCTCCTGCTATTGTTTGGGGTCGCAATCCTGCCAATGGTAAGTTCTTCGTTGGCACTAAATCTGTCTTCAACAAAGTAAAGATCAAGATCAATCATTCACACGATGAAATTGATGCGAACCATGAAGGTAAAGTTGCGTCTATTCTTCATGCTTGCCTTGATTATCTTCCTCGCACAGATTATATCTTTCAAGGGGATTTTATTGGTTTTGGCGGTTCTGATACTTTTCGCCCCAATACGATCACTTACAAGTTCCCTGAGGTAGTAGATCAAGAGATCATTATTGCTCCTCATACATTCTACATTGCAGAGAATGATCTGAGGGATGCTGTTGCGTATCCGATGAACTTTATCATCACGGATACTCATTATGTCAAGTTTGTGTCTCCTAAGGCATCTATTTGCCCTCATCGTGAGGACATCGAAGACATCTGCAAGTTTGCTAAGCAAATGAGCACTCTTTGTGAGTTTGTAAGCAACAAACAAGCAACAGAACTCAAAAAAATCATCAATTCCTACATCCGTGAGGGTAAGGAGGTGGATGAACATGAAATTGCAGAAAATTATGATGTTGACATCAACCTGCTGCGTTTGTGGAAGTTAATGTATTCAATCAAGGTAGATTTGTTCTTCTTCATTCACACTGATGATAGCATTTCGTGCAAGATTGGTGATGATGAGAGTGATCACGAAGGTTATGTTATGTCAAACGATTATGGCACAATGAAGATTGTTGATCGCTACCAATTCAGTCGCGCAAACTTCAATATGGCAAAGAATTGGGCTTGATTAAAGTTACTCACCTCCAAAGTGGACCTATAGTATGAGCACTCTTACAATGCAAGCACAAGCACAACAAACCATTGCAGAGAATGTGTATAAGAACACTCTGCTGCTGATTGAAGCATTGAAAGACAATTATCGTCAGTATTCTATTCGTGGACACCAACGTTCTGCTGAAAGGTTTGATGCAATTCCTGGTTATCATCAGCAGAAGATTGAAGAACTCAAGTCTGGCAAGTGTGACATTGATTATCAGGTAGAAACTGGTAAAAAGTATCACAAAGTCATTCTCGTGAATGGTGGTGGATCGCGTAGTGTTCATTGCTTCATTGATAAGCAAACTGGCGAAGTGTATAAGTCTGCCACTTGGAGATCTCCTGCGAAAGGTGTTCGCTATGATCTGCGATTGATCAAAGATCGTGAGTATCTGCTGGAAAATGCAGATTGGAGCGGGGGGTATTTGTACGCCAAATGAACTATCTTTGTTTTGTTGATGGTTTGCTAGAATATGCTAGCACCAGTCCCTCAAACTTCGCACATTATCAGTTAATGTATGCTGAAGAGCATAGAAATGCTGATGTTCAGTATCTTACTCTGACTGATGAAGAATACGACGAAATGTTCCCTTATGAAGAGGATGAAGAGTGAGCACAAAACCTGACACTGAAATGACTTACGATGAACAAATTAAAGAAATGACTGTCACAAAGTCTCTCAAACTTCTGCGTGATGGGTTCAAGAATGAACTTGCCACTGCTTTATTCGCAGATGAGCGCACAACTGAACTCTTTGCTCAACTGATTAGTGAGTTTGTAGAGGCAAACATTCCTGTGGTTGATGATGAGAACCAGATGGAACTTTCGATGATGTTGTTGGAAACTCTGGACATTGTAGCACGATGACTTACTCTAACCTCTCAAAGATAAAGCCCAAACTGAGAACAACTGGGCGTGTGTCTGGTAACTTTGGTAAATCGAAAGTTGTTGCAGGTTCATCACTCAATGAGATCGGTGGAAATGGTAACATTGGTGCAACACAAGATGAATACCTAAACCGATTATATTATGCTTTTGATAACACTACCGAACCTAAACTTCGTCAGTTTCTTTATCAAGAGATCCGTAAAATCCACGTCCAGAGAGGCACTTGGTAACAGGGAATAAAAGTTACTCACCTCCAAAGTGGACCTATAGTATGAACAACACTACCGACCGCAAGTTTCACAACATCTCTCTCGAAGATCGTGAAATGTTTGCATATAACGCTGCCTATGAGCGTCGTCAACAACAACTCGCAGCAGTTGCACCCGAACTGCGTATCAAATACTGCTTTGAGTTTCTGAAAGGTTACGTTGCTGAAGGTGACACTGAAATGGCAAAGCGTTGCTATGACGGTATCGCTAAGTACAGCGAAGTTCTTGACACTTCTGAGGCACACTACTGATGAAGAACTATCGCCTCTTGATTGAGTATTGGGTTCCTGATGAAGATGAGAACTTGTATGAAGAAAAGATCATT